ATGACAGCTATTGCCGCGAGCGGCACCGCAATGACAGCTATTGCCGCGAGCGGCACCGCAATGACAGCTATTGCCGCGAGCGGCACCGCAATGACAGCTATTGCCGCGAGCGGCACCGCAATGACAGCTATTGCCGCGAGCGGCACCGCAATGACAGCTATTGCCGCGAGCGGCACCGCAATGACAGCTATTGCCGCCTCTGCAACTGCAAGAAAAAAGATTGAGCAATCCTCTGTTGCATGTGCAGCACTTGAGAAAGTGGCAACCATTGTTACGCCCACGACAAATCCATATTTGTATAACGGAAAATGCTTTGTTATTGCTATCAGCCAAAAATGGAGCAATGGCGGCGGGGCAGGAAAAGCATCAAATGTAATAGGCAACTATATGGATGCGCCAACAACAACGACGGAAGATACCTACTATAATTTCAATGTCTACACTAAAAAAATTAACAGATTTGCGAACAGTGTAGAAATTAAATCCTCTACATGGGGAGGAAATGCAACAGGACACTGGAACGGCGCAAAGATTGTTAAAATCAAATAGAAATAAGGGGGAAAAAGAACATGAAAGGATTTGCAGAAAATTTTCATGAGGAAATGGAGCGCATAAAGCAGGAGCAGGGACAAGCGGCGGAGCGACAGGAGCGGCTTTCTGCTGCACTGGACACGCTCAGGCAGGAGCGGCAGACGGCAGATATGGCTATCAGCTTTTCTATTTCTTCACAGGGAAAGCGCATAGAGGGACTGGAAAAGCAGGGCGGCGCGATACTGGGAAGGCTGGAACGGCTGGAGGGAAAGGCGGCAGAGGAAGCCATAGACGCATATACAAAGGAACTAATGGAAGAAGGAGCGATTTGAGATGGGAGAAAAAATTAAAATTGCCAGTATGAGGCGGCTTTTTGAAAAGGGAGAAATCAGTGAGGCGGATATTCGGAGCAGGACAGAGGCGGGAAAGCTAACGGCAGAGGAATACCGGACGATTACAGGGCAGATTTACTCTGGCGCAGAGGCGGCGGAAGAAATCCGCCAGATTGAGGAAGAAAAGGAAGGCGGCGGGGAAAATGACAGTGAAGGAATTATTTGACCTTGTAGACCAGATACGGCCGAATGCGTTTACAGAACGGGAAAAGCTGCATTTTCTGAACACAATCGAAGGGAAGGTTTACAGGGAGATTTTGGAGAAGGCAGAGAAAGGCGCAGAGGAATTTCTGCCTTTTCGGGAAGGGGAGGAGGAACGGGAGCTTGCCGTTCCTATTCCTTATACCGATATATACATTTATTATCTGGCGGCGATGATAGATTTTTATAATGGGGACGCAGGAAGATACAACGACACGATGGTTTTAAGTAATACAGCGTGGGACGATTATGCTGCGTATTACAGGGAAAAGCACAGACCGAAGCAGACAAACCTTTTTGGAATGATACCGGAAAGGTCTTGAACAAAGGAATATATATGCCCGCGCCTTTAAGAAGGGCGCGGGGGAAGGAGGTGCAGAGCATGAAACTGCCAAGGTTAAGCGGGAGCCAGCCTGCCGGAGATATGCTGATAAGATTTAAGGGATACAACAGGACGGACAGGGCGGGCAAAGACGAATTTCACGACATGGAGAATATGACGGGGGACAGATTCCCTCTGTTAGCCCCAAGAGGGGCAAGGGGAACAGTGCGGACGCTTACGAAAGCAAATGGGCTTTACGCGCGGGATAAACTGCTTTGGGTGGACGGAACAGAAGTATTTTACGGCGAAAAAAAGATAGGCGATGTAGAAGACAGTGAAAAGCAGTTTGTTTCTGTGGGGGCTTATGTGCTGATATTTCCGGACAAGGTATATTACAACACGGCCACTGATACATTTGGGAGCATGGAAAACAAATACATTTCATCGGGGACGGTAAGATATATGCAAAGCTGGCTGACAGACACAGAGCTTGACGCAGAAGGGCAGGTATATGTAAAGATTGAAGCGGCAGGCATTGAGGCCGGATTTGAAAAGGGGGACGGGGTGGAAATCAGCGGCTTTACAGAGGACAAAATAAACGGGACGCGCGTCATACAGGACATTGGAACGGGCTGGATTAAGATTATAGCGGCAATCGACAAGGACGGGAGCCAGAGCGCGGCTGTCACGATACGAAGGAAACTTCCGGACATGGATTATTATACGGTTGCAGAAAACAGGTTATGGGGATGTTCCTCACAAAATCATGAAATTTACGCCTCCAAGCTGGGCAGTCCGTTCAATTTCTATTGCTTTGAAGGGCTGGCAAGCGACAGCTACGCGGCGACGATTGCCAACGACGGGGATTTTACGGGGGCAGTTACATACTTAGGGTATGTCATGTTTTTTAAGGAAAGGAGCGTACACAAGGTATACGGGAACAAGCCCGCGAATTTCCAGATTATAGAAGGACAGCTGCGGGGTGTTGAGAAGGGAAGCGCGGAAAGTCTGAAAATATTGAATGAAGTACTTTATTACAAATCCCCGGCAGGGGTTATGAGTTTTCAAGGCAGTATGCCGTATGACGTTGGGGAAGCACTTGGGGAAGGATACTACGCAACGGGGGAAGCCTCTGCGGGTGTGATTGGAAACAAATACTATATATCCTTGAAAGATGCGAAAGGCAGGAGCCATTTATTTGTATATGATGCGACAAAGGGGCTTTGGCACAGAGAGGACGGGACGAAGGCGCGGTATTTTACGGCTTTTGGCGGAAACCTCTACTATCTGGAAGGGAACACCATAAAAACGGTATCATACCTAGCGGCTTCGCCGCTGGGGCAACAGGCGGAGCCTGCCATAAAGAAGGACGGGGAAATCGTAGAGTGGCACGCGGAAACAACGGATTTTACATACCAGACGGCGGAGAGCAAATTTATTTCCAGAATCGGTCTGAGATGCGAAGTTTCAGGAGGGGCCGCTCTGGAAGTTTGGATTGACTATGACAGCAGGGGCGCATGGGAACGGCTTACCAGCGTAGGGGAAACTGGGAAAAACATACGCAACATACCAATTATTCCGCGAAGATGCGACCATTTCAGGCTGAAATTTGCGGGATACGGGGAATGTGTGATTTATGATATGATTTTTTGGCTGACAATGGGGAGCAATGAAAGGCGGCGTTAATACTTAAGCCGCAGTCTCAGCTGCAAAAACAGCTTCAAGCCTGCGGCTTGGGAGGCAGAGGTGGAAACAGATACGTTCCGGCGCGTCAATGACGCTTGAAACGTCCTGTTTTCCTCGACGGAAATAAATTCCGTCTGCGGAATGAATTGGGGGCAAAGCCCCCAAACCCTCAAAAAGAAATTTGTAGATTCAGGAATGGAAAAGGAGGCGGCGTTAAAAATGGCGAATTACAATTCTAACCTTCTGCCGGAGATAAACGGGGAAAAGCTGGACGACGCAAAGGAACGTCGGCAGATATTAAATTATCTTGCATTGCTGGACGAAAAGCTGCGGTATATGTTTCAGAACATCGAACCGAGCGAAAATTTTTCGGCGGCGGCATTTGAAAATTATATCAAAACTGACAAAATGATAACAAGTTTGCAGGTAGAGGACGGGAGGATTTCCGCGCTGATAACAGATATGGAGGGAAATTTTTCGATGATGGTGCAGACTGTCAACGGGATACGCACAACTGTTCAAAATCAGGCGGGGCAGATTTCACAGGTAGAGCAGACGGCGGCGAGGATTGCAACCAGAGTATCTAATGCGGAGGGGGACATTTCCGCCATTGAACAGACGGCAAGCAGTATTCAGACAAGCGTGCGGAATTTGCAGGGGGACATTTCTGTTATAGAACAGCAGGCGGATAAAATAGATTGGATTGTAGCAAGCGGAACGAGTGCCAGCCGTTTTACGCTGACAAGCAGAATGGCGGAGCTGATTTCCGATGAAATTGACATTTACGGGGTTGTAACATTCAACGACCTTTCCCGAAGCGGCAGGACTGAGATAAACGGGGACAACATTACAACAGGGGAGATTTCGGCGGAGTTTATCCACCTTGGCGGATATATGGACGTATACCGGACAGATGTAAGTAGTATTGTGGGCGGACACATCGGCTACGATACAGGGGACGACGGGAACGCGAACACCAGCGGTATCAAGATGGCTTCACCGAGCGACTACAACTATTTCATTGCGACAAACAGCGGGATACGAATGACATATGACGACGAATACGCGGTTTACTGCACGAGCAGGGGTGTGACGCTGGCGGGAGGCTACGAATTTCGGGCGGCAACGAATTTTTATTGTCTGCGGGACGGGGCGGCAAGCTTAGGGACAAGCAGTTATCACTGGGATACGGTTTTTGCTGATACGGGAGCAATAAACACATCGGACAGGCGGAAGAAAAACAGTATTCAATATGATTTAACGGTATATGAGGAGCTGTTTTATCGGCTGAAGCCAGTACGTTACAGAATGGATAACGGGAAAAGCGGACGATTCCATACGGGATTTATTGCGCAGGACATAGAGGAGGCTATGGAGGAAACAGGGCTTGACAGCGGGGAGTTTGCGGGATTTATTAAAAGCCCTGTATACGAGCGGGAGAAGGAAAACGGGGAGCCGGACACGGAAAGCGCGGTGACAGATTACCGTTATAGCTTACGGTATGGGGAATTTATTGCACTAAATACATACATGATACAAAAACTTATGAATCGGGTTGCGGCATTGGAACGGGAATTGGAGGAGCTGCGGGGGAAAATGGGATACTAATTATAGAAATTATCGTAATATGCTTGCGTTAGAAGTGATATAAAACGCGGTCGTCTAACTTGAGTTAGGCGGCCAGAGCCAATAAAACGGGACTTGCCGCCTTTCCACAAGCGACAATCCTTATTCTTAATTTTACAGCCCTTGCGAATAAAAGCAAGGGTTTTTTCTTTGCTGAAATATAGCCGAAAAACTGAGGCGTGGGATTGCCTGTATGGGTGGGGGCGAAGGAACAGAAAAATAGATACAATCAAGGGAAAGGAGGCGACGTGATATGGCAAAAAAATTGGAAGATTATTTGAAAGAAAACCCATATCTGAGGTTTTCGCAAGCGGATTTGGACATGGGGCGCGATAATTTCGGAGCTTTGGAAGAAATTATACAGGCAAAAGTAGACCGGAAGAACGCCACAACGGAAGAAGCGAAACAGGAGGCGAACAACAGGGCAAATGCAATCCGGCAATATTATGGAAATTACCACGGAGGGGACGACGGGCTTCAAGGCGTATACAGCCCGACTTACAAAAAACCGGAACGCGCGGCGCAGAACGAAAATGTTGAAGCGTTATTCAACAAGTATAACAGTGCTTTCCAAGGGAAAGCCCCGACATGGACACCGCAGTATGAAAAAGAGATTGCGGGGCTGCTTTCCGACTTGGGGAACAGAGAGGCTTTCTCCTATGATATGAACAAGGACCCGCTGTACCAGCAATACCGCGACCAATACATACGGGAAGGGCAGAGGGCCATGAAGGATACGGCGGCGCAGACTGCCGCGCTTACGGGCGGATACGGCAGCACATACGGGGCGATTGCCGCAGAACAGGGATATGACAATTATCTTGCACAGCTAAATGACAGAGTGCCACAGCTGGAACAAATTGCCTACGGGAAATATGCGGACGAAGTGGCAGACATGTACAACAGGCTGGGGGCAATGCAGACGGAGGAAAACAGGCTTTACGGTCAATATTTGGACGCGCTGGGACAATACAACACAGACAGGGGCTTTGCATACAACGCGATGCAGGACGCAATCGGTCAGAATAACCATGAAAACAGCTTTGAGCGGGGTATTTTTGAAAGTGACAGGGATTTCAGGCTGAACCAGAGCCAGACGGAGCGGCAGCAGAAACAGGCGGACATTGAAAACGCGCTTGCTATTGGTGATTTCAGAGGGCTGAAAGAATTGGGATATGACACAGGGTATTTGGAGTATATGCAGCAGATGGAGAAGGCGCAGACGGCGGCACAGCTGGCGAAGATGGGCGGCAGGACAGGAACGGGTGGAAGCGGGAAAAGTTCAGTCGGTGTTAAAATTGACAATGATGAGGAAGGCGGCGGAGACAATGGGAACGGCGGAAAGAGCAATAAGGGATATTTAGCTGTGGCGGCCGCATATGCGCAGTTTGGTGATTCGGGGCAATTTGACGCGATGATAAACAGATTACTTCAAAATGGAACCATAACAGAGGCAGATTATAACAGATTTCGGAAGAACATCGGAAGATAAAGGGGGCTTGAGAAATGCGGTCAATCGAAGAAATCAAAAAACAATTCCCAGAGCGGGAGGAACAGAAGAAATCAAACGGAAGCGAAACAAAGTCGTTTATTGGGATAAGCCCAGTGCAGGCGGCTTTTTCGGCATATAAAAAGGCGGCGGTCCAGATTGAGGAGGAGGAACGCCGGAAAAGAAGGGCAACATTGACAGCGATTCCAGACCCAACGGAAAAGAAAAAAACCTATGCGGAAATGTTGAAGGAAAGCAATGCGGCGGCACAGAAAATGGAGGGGGAGATACCAAGTTATTATAAGCCGAAAACGAGCGTGCAGGAGATAAAAAACCTTATTTTTGGGAAGCCCAAGGCGGGCGGGACAGCAAACCCGACAATCTCTGCCGCAGAGATGAATACGCGCTTTGACGAAATGACGGAGGAACAGGCACGGGCATACAGCTATTATAAAAATGCAGGAAAGGCAAAGGAAGCGAAAGACTATCTGAAAGCTATTGAGCCTGATATAAACGCCAGAGCCGCTGCAAAGAGAACAGAGGAAGCAAAAGCACTGGCAGAGGAAAGCACGACAGGAGGGCTT